GATTCAGAGCGCTCCTCGCAACAAGTACGTTAAAGAGTTTTTTAAGCTCAAGGAAAACGAGGCGATGAGCTTTGACGACTACGATGAGATGCGCAGAGTTTACTTTGCCATCAACTCGCACTGTCGGAACAGAAAGCTTCATGATCGTCCTCGTCAGTTCTCAAAGCAGTCAGAGAAAACTTACATGATATGGAGAGACTTTGGCCAAAGAAACGCCTAGAGCGAAAGCTATACGATTATTGCAGCAGCTTGTCAGGATGAAAGCTGCTGACGAGCATGGGATGGTCTCCTGCGTGACTTGTGGTAAGAGAATTCACTACAAGGAAGCCGACGGAGGCCATTGGCTTGCTAAAGGTAGCTGCAGCCGGTTTGCGCTTGATGAAACTAATATACATTGCCAATGTAAAGGCTGTAACGGTTTCGGAATGAAGCATGGATCGGCTGCTCACAACTACACGCTGTACATGATCGATATGTACGGTAAAGATTATGTCGAGGATATGCTCGCTCGCAAAAATGAAGTTCATAAGCTTTACAAGGCTGATTATGAGGAGATGATCGCCGACTTTAACGAGCAAATTAAGCATCATGAGGAGAGACTCAAATGCACATAAACGAAGGCCAACACTGGCTTGTAAATTCAGAGCACGCGCTCAAATGCTTTATTGATCATATTACAGCTGAGTACAAGAAAGAAAAGTACCTTGTAATCAAGTGGGAGAAAGGCAAGCAGCGCAGCTTAAAGCAAAACTCAGCACTGCACGTTTGGTGCAACCAAATGGCAGAGGCGTTAAATGACGCAGGCATGAGCATGGAGAAAGTCTTGGCTCATAAGGCCAGTATTGACTGGACAATGCACGGCGTTAAGGAGCACCTCTGGAGGCCGGTTCAAGAATCTATGACAGGCAAGGACTCTACTACTCAGGCCGAGAAGGTTGAGTACGTTAAGGTCTATGAAGTCCTAAATAGGCACTTCGGAGAAAAACACGGAATCCATGTGCCATGGCCTGTAAATGAACTACGCAACTCTTGAAATATCTAATTTCTGGCATGAGATAGCCGAGAGCGCCCCAAAAAGCCTTAGCACGCGCTCTGTTAATGACTTCTCTCAAATAACCGGAAATATTGGTGAATTGGCTGTAGCAGCCTTTATGGCTTCTTATGATATACCTTTTGACTATATTGACGATTATGACTATGACTTCATGGTTAATGGGCTGCGCATAGATGTTAAAACAAATGCACCAAAATACCTTCCTAAGCCTTATAGCAATGTCATGCTGACAGATTATCTCCGCAACCAAGACTGCGACCTTTATATCTTCGCTGCGGTATCATATGAACTCAATATAGTTCAAATTATGGGATACTGTGATAAAGCTTGGTTCTGGCAGTCTGAGCACGGAAGAGACCTGAAGAAAGGCGAGAAGGTCTCGGTAACTCCTGTAAAGGAAGATGCGCGGTTGTTAGCTTACAAACACATGAACGGCATCTATGACCTTGCCGGCTATCTGGAGCAGTGTAATGAAGCAGATTAGATTTGTCCTCAAGAGCCCAGAGGATACGCAGGAGTGGCTTATAGAGGCCGCAGAAAGGCTGTCAGACGATGATATGAATTACATCGCTTCGATGGCTTGGATGATAGGTAACATGGAAGACTTTATTTTTAACGACGATCAGATAACGTCTGATTTCATGGATCATATGCAAGTGCTAAACGAAGAAGAAACAGACTATATCCATTGAGGAAATTATGAAAACAACTGATTATCAAGTAGACGGCGACCATTATCAAAAGATGGAAATACAGCCGATTGACTACATTCTTGCCAACAAGCTTGGCTTCTGTGAAGGCTGTATAGTGAAGTATATTTCTCGTTGGCGGTCTAAAGGCGGAGTTAATGACCTGCGCAAAATCAAACAATTCTGCGAGTTTCTTATCGAAAACGAGCTTGAAAAAATGGATCTTACAAAACCTTAGCATACACTCCGGTACGGATCATTGAGACGATATCTTCCACTCTCTCTGATCCTACCTGTGTTGCCCATTTACTGTCCAAAAACTGATCGGCTGCCTCGTCGTAATCACTAGCCTCCATAGCTGCCAGTGCCTTCTTAAACTTCAACAGTCGTGATATACCAAGGTTAAAGCACAGGTTAAGCATGGCATCCTGACGGCATCTGCATAGGTTTGCGTACCAACGGAAGTTGCTTAACAGCTCTTTATCACAACGCTTGATATCGTTATCTAGCAGGTAGATTACTTCTTCGTCTGACAACCCAAGACCATCTAGGTTTCGTCCAACGCCTATAGACACAAATCCGCTAGTGTCCTCATAAGGCTTATTTCGGAATCCTTCGTGCTTTACGAGAAGGCGTTGGAGTCTGTTCATTACTTGGATCGCTTAAAAATACCCACGGTATTAAAGAGAGTAACAACACTAGAAACAATATCATGAGCCACAGGCTGTAGCTTATCAAATTCAGCATCAATATCATCAGCTTTAGCGATAGCCGCCTTAAGCATGACATCAAACGCTGCAAGCTTTTCCTTGCCGGCTCCATCATCTGGTATAGTCTCCTCAATCAGCTTGACTATATCGACGACCATGTTCCACAGCCGCTTAACCCATCCCAAATACTCAAATAAACTCATATCTTGCACTCCGCTGTAAGTAAAATGGCTTCTACGCCATAGATGTTTGGAATAACTTCAACCCAGTGCGGATTAACCATCACCGGCTTAACGCCTATGCTACACCCCGACCTTCTCAGATGTCGATAGTGTGAGCACCCAGTTAGCAATAGCAAGCACACCAACAGCCACAGAATCAACTGTAGCCTCATCAACCGGTATTGCATATCCGAATGCCTCCGCAGCCTGTATAGCCGCCCAGATCGCTCCTGTGAGAGCTGTAGCTGTAATCTGGCGAGCCTTCCACTTAGCAGGATCTGCGACTGATCGTCCTACCTTCATAAGCGCCATAGCGGCTTTTATCTTAGCTATCATTCCACATCCTCAAGCATATTGTACGAGACTGCAGTCTTGTAGAGCTCTAACATTCCGATCAATGTAACAGCGTCTATTCCTTTATCAATGTATCTAGCTACCCACTCTGCTAACTCATCACAAGCTTTTTCTGTCAGAGCTTCTGATTGACGATCTGGAAACGGAATAGTGTCCATAGATTACCCCAGATATTTTACTGCAGTGCCAATGGCTGCAGCGATACATAGCCAAACTATTCTTTCAACTGAGCGAGACGCGACAACGCTCTCTGCGAGCTTATCTACTTTATCTTCAATATGAGTAACCTTAGACTCAATACTAGATTGACGGTTAAATACAGTAACCAAGCGCTCTTCAACACGAGCCAATGATATAATCGCCTCCTGCAAGGAATCTATTTTCTTTTCTACTCTACTCAGCCGGTCTTCCATCAGATCACCACATCAGGTTCTACATATACTCTAGGTATCTCATAGGTACAGGTTAATAATTTTCCGCCGTTCTTCTTGAATACTATCATGCTCATAGTATGGTCTGAGCCGTATCCTTGACCAGAATGCCACGAATCAGGCGGAGCCAGTGTGCCAAACTTCTGCACTGTTACACCTTCAAACTCTTGCACAGAGGCGTGATGAAAGTGTCCAACGAACCACATACGATGAGTTGTTTTGCCCCAAGCAGTAGGCATGTCTCGCGGCATGATTTGAGCCAACTTAGCTGCCTTGACTTTATCGCCATGATGGACGCCAAAAAGCCACTTGTTCCACTGTATGTAATGAAAGAATGACTTAGATGAAAGCACATTGACTCTTGGTTCCTTAGAGTAATAAAACTCAAGGATCATCTGTACAGCTAACGCGGTATCAGAATCATGATTGCCACGCGCAACAACAACCTGAACGATGTCGCACTTATCTAGCATTCTATCAACCGCTCTTATCAATGTATTTGCAGCGGTTCTTAAAATTTTTTCGTATCTTGTATCTACATCTACAAGCGTGCCTTTCGTCGTATGAGGAGTAGACCTATCAGAATGCGTAAAATCTCCGACCTCAATCAACATCCCCATCTTAGCTTCTGGCATTTTTTCGGTAAGGTCATCGATAGCCTCAAGGATTTCTTTTGAAGCTATCTTGGAATCAAAGTTTCTGTCTCGCGTCTCGGCTCCATCGGCGCGCAAACCTATGTGCGCATCACCAACGACCACCGTTGGCAAGACGTCGTCTTTTCTTTCTTTTCTTCCTTTGGGCTTTTTTCTGGCAGGAACAACTGTCGAGTTAAGCTCTTCAACAAAAGCTTTTAAAGCAGCATCTCGTTCTGCTTCTTGAACAGTTCTGCGAGTCTTTAACCACACCCGCTCATTATCATCGTTTGTGGTAAACACACTGCGACCAATGACTGTCTCGCCTTCAGGCACGTGCCGTCTCGCATCCCAATTATCTGAGTAGCCCGCCGCAGCAGCGGTATTCTTCACATATGCAATGTGGTCGCGGACTGTTGAGCAAGAGATACCAAGTATACTCGCAGTCATACCAGAGTTACGATTACACTCTTCCCAAGTAATAATCGTTTCTCTCTGGCGGTCTGTCTTGGCGAAGTCTACAAGACTCATTAAACCACTCTTACTTTGTAGTTACCCGCACCGACCGCTGTAATCCTAACCTTGTCACTAGCAGGAGCGTCAAAGTTATAGTCAGTTCCTAGCACAGCACCTTGGTTCAAGATGTTGGCATCGTAGTTAATAGCCGTTCCTGAGTAGGTTGGGACTGTAGCGCCAGTGTTGTAGTACAGGATAGCTGCAAAGTCTAAGTCGTTACCGAGCGTGATTTGATTCGCGTCAGTGATGGCGTTGAGCTTGGTGCTGTCCATTTGGTTTGTGTAGGATGTTGTGCCTACGGAGTATTGGTGAATGCTGTCAGTTTCA